AACTGTTATTCTTTTTCATAATATCTCCTTTGTTATTACTTCGTTAAGCAAGGGGAGTACCTAATTCGATACTCCCCACTTTGCTATCGCTTACTTCTGCGACGCTTTGTAAGCACGGAACTCGGCCATTTCATCTTTGGCGCGGGCGTACTTCACTTTGTTATACTTAGTACGATACTCAAGTGCATATATTCCTCTTTCGATAACGAGGGTGATTATCTCGTCAATCGTTCTATCCTTACGAGTGCTGTGGATGGAAACGATCTGTTGTACTTGCTCATCGCTAAGAGTAATAGTAATCTGTTTCGACATGATAGGTCTCCTATTGGTTATACATCTAATGGTACTACCTAAGGGGGAACCATTGACATCCGGGTCCCCCACAACGCAGAGCAGTTGCCCTACGGGGTAACCCCTATCACCAAATAACATAGGTTTTACGTCGGGCCGTTCGTCGATTCTGCCTTAGCGCCGGCTAGAAACTTCGTTAGAGCATAAAAGGATGTTGCCGTAATGCCTAAAGGGGCGTACAATAAATTAGGATGTCAACCCAGCCTCCCACGTTCGAAGGTATAAGCGTCAGGGACGACGCTGAGAAGACGATTCCCTATTCGTCGCGACTTGGAAAGTACCGTCGCGCGACAAATGGACAGCCCGTCCGGCTCGTCACGACGAAAGTCAAGAAGGACGAGATCCTTCGGCTTCTGCTCATCAACAAGACAACGCGTGAGATCGCAGCCGAGATGCGCCTTGCGACTGGAACCGTCCGTGACTACATACGTGGCGAAGCCTTCCAGAAAGAACTACGCTCGATCAGCGAGCCGATCTGGCGTCGCGTCGACGAAGAACTGTGCCTCTCCAAACTCAACAAAACGCAGCGCATCGCCGAGATGGGTGATCGTGCTCTCGAGGTCCTCGCGGATCTGCTCGAAAGCGACGACGAACGTGTACAAGCCCGCGTTGCGTCGGACATCCTCGATCGCAATAAGGAAACGTCCAAGCACGCACAGATCGATACGATGACGCGATTCGTAACGATCGACGCGACGAAGTTAGCCCTTGCAGCCCAGACGGCACGTGAAATCGATGCGCCGCGCGTTGTTTCACAAGACGTTGAGGGCGTACGCGAGGGCCTACCCGATGGGGAATAATCTCGACATACATCCGATCCTCCTAACGGCAGCTGAAGGCAAGGCCGACGAGCTACGCGAAGAGCTTCGCAGTCGGGCATTAAGCTCCCTCTATTACTTCGCTAAGGTCGTCATGGGCTTCAAGGACATGACGCTCGCGTACCACTTGCCGAAGTGCGAGGAAATCCAAACGTCGATTTGGATGCAGCGACGAATGTTCTTATGGGCTCGTGGTACGTTCAAATCGTCGATCATTTCGAAAAGCTACCTCCTCTGGCGTAACGCAGGCGGTGGCGATGAGTTCTTCGACTATGAGAAGGAAGAACACGATCCGCGCAACCGTCGTTGGCTGCTGGTTGGAGAAAGCGATGGGCGCGTACGTCGTAACATCGTCAATATCAAAGAACATCTAATGAAGAACGATATGCTTCGTTGGTTGTTCCCCGAACTGATCCCACCGGATATTAACAAGACCGTTTGGCGTGACGACGAGATCCTTTTACCAAGGACGGGCTCGTACGACGACAATACTCTTAAGGCGATTGGCATTGGAGGGAAATCGACCGGCTGGCATGGGACGGGCATTTCCTACGACGATCCAATCGGCGAGGAGGCTGCGAAGTCCGAGCCCGAAATGCAGCGTGCGAAAGACTGGTGGAAGCTAGCAACGGGCCTACAAGAGGAAGCCGAGAAGTTCGAGGAAGTGTTCGCGGGAACCCGCTGGAAGCACGGTCGAGCTGATCTATACGGTGAGATCCTCGAAGAGTCACCCTTCTCCATCGACGATCAAGGTCGCCCACACGGGGTCAAGTGCTTCGCGTACGATATCTACGATGAAGAGGGCAACTCGACGTTCCCCGAACGACTCCCGAACCACGTACTCGCCGACATTTTACAGCGCCAAAAGTCGTACCTTTTCTCTTGTCAGTATAGGAACACGCCATCAACGCCAGCAGGTGCGGACTTTCCCGAACATCTAATCAAGTCCTATAAGATCAAAGAGGGTCCAGACGGACGACGGAACTTGCTCGTTCCCTCCGACGGCACTCCTTCGGTATTCCTCTACCAGCTTAATCGCTCGACGTTTCTCGATCCCTCGAGTGGAGGTAAGTCTGCCGCCTGCGAAAACGCTATCATCGCTCTTGGAACCGCTGCTGACGGTCGACAGTTCGTGCTCAAGCCGATCCTTAAGAACAGCGGCTATCGGGCGATTATCGAAGACTGGCACAATGTTAACGACCAGTTTATCTGCACGATGAACAAGTACGAGAAGGCTGGTGCGCAGAAAACGATAGAAGAGTTCATCCTCGAGAAGCAGCTTTACAAGACGTGTATCATCTGCGGTAAACAACATCGCAAGCTAATCCCCGTAGGTATAGCGCCTCCTGGTGGTCGTGACAAGGACGATCGTATTCGTCTGTTCCTTAGTACGACGGTCGAAGAAGGACGTCTCTATCTCGGCGAAGGTGGACAGCACGTACAACTCCGCACGCAGGTCGTTTCGTTTCCTCACTATTATCTAAAGGATGGAGCCGACGCACTCGCCTATGCTGTGCACGAAAGTCGACGTCCCTCAACAGAAGAAGAGATGCGCGATGACTTTGAAAAGACGGCTGAACTTACCGCAGCTCACCCACCTCGCGTTAACAGCGAGCGATCTTATGGGGGGTACGCCTAATGCCTATAACAATCGTTGAAGTTCAAGGTGGTCATCTTCAGCAGAAGGCGAAGGTTGTTCAGTACCTCGTCAAGGCTTTCGAGAACGCAGTTGCAGCAAGAAGCGGACAGATCGATTCGAAGTACAAAAAATGGCTAGACAATTACAATGCGATTCCTGGACAGAAGATCCGGTCAACGCCGTTCCCAAATGCCTCCAACTTTATTCCACAACTTATCCGGATGCACGTAGATATCCTGACTGCGAGAACGTTAGGTATTTTGTACGGTACCCGTCCCTTTTGGCGCCCCACTACTTTTTTATCGAATGTACCCCAGGAGCAGCTGAACTCCCTGGCGGCGTGGATGCAATATATCTCATTCAATCGTATGCAGATGTACCCGACTGTTGATGCGTCGGTACTCGAGACGTTCAAGACAGGCACGGTTGTTGATAAGATATGGTGGAACGTCGACAAGCTCTTTACGGTTCGAGGGGGAGAGAACGGAAAGATCACGACGTCGAGTGTCGATGAAACCTGCGCAAAAATGGAAACGATTGCGTTCGAGGACTTCTTCCCGTACCCGATTACGTCGAAACGTATCGAGTTCTGTGAGATCAAGTTCCAACGTCTCCGCTTGACCGAGAACGAGGTTAAGTACCGTCAATCTACGAAGATATGGGACGAGAAGGCGTGTGACCTTCTCCTAAACGGTAAAGGATCCGTCGGGGGATCGAACACGAACCAACAGCAACTGAACGAAACGGGCATTAGTCTCGTACCTGATGTAGGTCGTCCATACGACGTAGTCGAAGCACACTTCGATTACCAACTCGAGCCTGGTAAGAAGTTCCCACTCATCTGCTGCTTTAATCCCAAGTTCAACGACGAGAAGAGTGTCCTACGGTGGTACTACAAACCTGGTACGGATCTTTTTCAGCAGTCGTTCATCGACTACCGTTTCATCCCACGTGGTGACTCTTTTTACGGCGACTGCATACCGCAGATCCTCGAAGACTCACAAGAGGAGCAGGCGCAGATCCATAACGGACGACGTGATGCGAATATGATCGCGAACGTACCTGCGTGGAAGAAGAAGCGTTATGCCGACGTCGCGAACCCTTCGACAGAATGGTATCCTGGTAAGATGTTCGAAGTCGACAACATGGACGATCTACAGCCACTCGTCGTCGGAGCCAACTACAACTCGATGGTTGAAGAGGAGAACTTCGTCCTACAACTGTCCGAACGCTATACGGGCGTATCGCAGGCATTACAGGGCATGGGAGCTGGCGTTAACGGGAAGAGAGGTTCGTACGCGAGTCAAGGAACGCTCGCGATGATCGCAGAAGGTAATCGGCGTATTGACATCTACATCAAGCGCTTGCGCATGCCGTTTAACTCCGTAGGTAATAACATTTACACGTCCTACAGGGACTTCGGAGATCCAAATGACTGGCAACAGTGGGGAGAACACGCCGCGAATCTCACACAACTCTTCAGTAAAGACAGTGTACTCGTTGGAGGTAAAACCTTCTTCGAACTATCAGCCTCTGACGCTGGCGCAAATCGCGAGACTGATCGGTCTGGGCTCTTGCTTATGGCTAATACAATGTCTTCGTATTATCACGAGCTGGTCCAAGCTGCCCAAACCATTGCGCAAGCCCCGCCTGACAGCCCCTTTTCTCAAATTATGCTCCAAGTTATGGACGGAGCCCGAGACCTCGCTAACCGACTTCTTTTCGTTTTCGATATCGGTGATAGAGACAAACTATTACCAGACCTGCGGAAAGTGCTTGGAGGACCTGGCGCGGGTCAAGGACAGCCTGGAGCTCAGCCTGGCGCCGCCGCCCAATCAGGACTTCCTGAGCCTGAGGGTGATGTTTCGGTCGGTCAACTACGCGATCTATCTGGACAACTTGGAGCGCTTACGAGCAGTATGCGTCAGGGAGCTCCAACGCAGTAGCACGAACGAGGAAGTGGTCTTCATCAACGGGAAGCTTACGATGTTGAAGATTCTGGAAAACCTACCCACTGAGGTAGACAAGCGTCTCGAAGAGAAGGACGAACCACTTAAGGAGAAACGAAATGCCTGACCCAGTATTTGATCCAGCAGAGCGCGTACCGCCGAATAATGGAGGCGGCTTGCCTACCGAACTGCAAGGGCGAACGCCCCAACAGATCGCGATGTACTATCAGGATCGCGAGCGAACGATCCTAGCCAACGCACAGACGGCGATAGCGAATGCCTCAGCGGGTAGTCGTAACGAACCCCCGCCACCAGCGCGTGAATCACGTCAACCTACGGGCGAAGACTTCGAGCGTGACCCACTTGGTACGACGCGTGAAATGATCAACCGCGAGAGCGTTAGCCGTAATGAGTGGAACCAGATGACGGGCGCGGTACGCCAGAACTTGATCGACACGGCGAAGGATCGTGCGAAGCAAGGAAAGAAATACTGGGCGCGTTTGGATCCGATCATTACGGGCATGACGCAGAACGTTGGTCTCGAGGCGCTTGATACCAACTTCTGGGAGACGGCGTATAACGCAGCGCTTGGAGCGAATCTCGGGACGATTCAAGCCGAGGAGCAAGCGGCAGAAGCAGCTGCGAGGTCGAGCGCGGAACCACCATCAGGAGGAGCTACGCCGCCTATGCCACCGCGAATTCTAACCGCCGACGAGATGCGTGTTGTCAACGGTCTTGGTATTACCACCGAAACATACCGCAAGGGTGAAGAGAACATGCGTAATAATAAGTTCCCTCTAACCCTTGATAACCGGAGGCCGTCATGACCGAACCTATTAAGCCCTCTACGCCGAACGTTCAAAGCGCACCACCAGCAACACCTCTTTCACAGGAAGAGCGAAAAGCACGCTACGAAAAGTACCGCCAAGCAGCCGCAAGTTCGCGGTTCGCAGTCAAGGGTAAGCCAGGCATCCATTATTTCTGGGCGCCTAAGGATGATAGCAGCGAGATGACTCGACTCGACATTATCGGTTACACGATCGTGCGCGAGCCCAACGTCGCTGATGTCCTCGCCAACAAGACTAAACCCTTGATCATTGCTAGCGGTCTTCGTCAAGATGGTACATACGTCATAGGCGACGTAGTTTTAGCCCAATGCCCGGAAGAAATTTACGAATTCGCACTCATGGATATCGAGGAACGTCACGAGGCCATGAAGCGAGCAGCGAAGGACAACTTTCTTATCGAGGCAGAAAAAGCTGGCGTGCCTACGTTCCAGTTCAGCAAGTAACCGAAGAGAGGAAACGACGTGGCTGCGACTGTTGGTGTAGCAACTCAGATCACGCCGTATCGAGTCACACTCACAGGGGCGGGAACACAACCGACCCAGCGAATGGCCGAGAAGG